CCCGTTACGGCTTCTTCGGAAGCTGTTTCGGGCCCAATTCCCACCGGACGCGGGAAATGGATTGCAGCCAGTCGGCGGCCTCGTCTCGTGTGAGATAGCGTTCTGCTCGAGGTCTGGTCACGGCTCTTTGTAACCATTTTCTATATCCGTGGTGAGAGAGGTGCATGGGGTTATCGAGTAGCCATTTGGCTACCCGTTTATCCCTGCACCTTAGGGAAGATGCAGCGACAGCAGCATGCAAGGACTTCTTCGTTCCAAGACATTTACGCCCTCGGGCTCTGGTGTCTTGTAAGAAGTCTTTGTTTGTGACGGGCTTGGCTTGCTTTGACTTCCTTCCCCGGAAGTTATCGTTAAGCCGTAGGCGGGTTAAAGCGGAAATGAGGATCTCGGAGACTGGAATGTCTCCTGATTCCTTCTCTGCTCCCTTTAACCTGGCTATGGACTCTTTAGGAAGGTGGTAGGCAGACCTCACCAGTTTGACACTACCATAGCGTAGGGCAGCTTCGAGCTGCACCGCGCTGGCGGTTCCCCGCCCATTTCCTCCGAGTCTTAAAGGCCCCCTGTCGCGTGTGCGTGGCGTGAGACTATAGGCGGTCTCACGGCTCAGGACCGGGAAGCTGGATTCTTTCAGCAGCTCCTGAGCTACAACCAGGCGTTCTCTTGTGCGTTTCGAGATGACTCGTGCTGCGCTGGCTTGGCTGAGGTGTCCTACATCGTAGGCCCTTGCCTCACCAGCACCTGTTCGCACGACGATCCTTTCGCAGAAGACACCGGCAGCCGCATAGAAACTCTTGGAATGGTTAACCACCATCCCAAGTCTTTCCAGTGTGTCGACGTACTTGTCGGCTGTGGACTTTCTCCACAGCCCGACAAGGTCGTCGCCACACACGCGGTGGTCGTTCTTGTCTGCCTGGGCGTGCCACGCCGCAAATCCGTTGATGAGGCACAGGACCACCCAAGTGGGGCCAAGCCCCATATGGATGCCACGACAGGTGGTATCTCCATTGGGTAGCTTGTGTGGTCCGAAGATCTTGAGGAGGGTCTCCTTCGTGCATGGTGCACCGATCCGATCGTACAGTCGTCCAGCGATAAACTGGGCAACCTCGTGCGGTATGTAGTCGGTTGCGGCCGATAGGTCTGCAGAAAAGACTTCCCCGTCTGATTCTGTGGACTCTAGCCGAATTGGTAGATTCTTCAAGATGTCTCGTGTCGTGAGTACGCGTCTCAACTGGCCCAGCCACTGAGCCGTAGTATTCCGAGCTATGAGAACCTCCTCAACGGAGTGAAGGGTCACCACTCGAACCTTTCCCCCGAGCTCTGTTACGGGGCAAGGTTCGAGTGATGGCAGGTCCATCAGGTATTCACGCGTGAATTTCCGATTGGCGTACTCCAGAGCTTCCTCTGGTGTAGTACCGAGCGTGGAGGTCTCGCGTTGTCGTAGGGTAACCGATTGTAGGTTACTCACCACTTCGCGGTTGTCCACAAAGGTACTACTTTCCAAGTAGTTACTGGATGCCCTAAGCGTAAATAGATCGCGTGCCGCCTGATAGTCCATCTCCATCTCGTCCATTACCATCTTCTGGGCAGCGGCGGCTTGCCCCCCTTTTTTGCGGGGGAAGCCGAGGCACGCTCGGTCGTTTGGAGTGGCAGGTGGAGCCTTCACACGAGGTGGTGCCAGGGGGAGTCTGTCGATATACCGACCTAGGTCGGCGAGCAGAGCTCGATCCCAGACTGCGCCTGACATCCACCTTGTTATTGCATCTTCCTTTGCCTGTTGAATCCTAGCATCACTCACTTCCCACTCGACCGCTCTGGCGACGGTTGACGCTTGGAATAGCTTCTTGGAGCTATGTTCGAGCGCCCAACCCCGCCACTTGTGGCAGTGGGCACTCAGGGATGGTTTCCCTGAGGCAGTGAGGTCCGTCAAGAATGATACGAAGCTGAGCCATAGGTGACGGTTCCTTGGTCGGTGGAAGTCAGAAGGACTTCCGTTGACCAGGACCCAGCTTGTGCGCAAGGCTGCGTAATGGTTCGAGACAGATTTGGTGTGGGGGTTCAATGGGTCTCTCACCAGTGCAAGCAACCTTGCAACCTTAGGATGTAGGTCCAAGCCCTTCGGGGCCGGGATCTGCTTGGCTAGCTTCGTGAAGGTCTTCCATCGAGTTGGTATTCGATGGAACTTCCCGGAGTTCGCGCCTAAGGTGGGGCGCCGAG